CCTTGCGTTAGTGTAAGTATCTGCCTGTAATTGCTCTGGATAACCCTCTAGTGCATCCATACTTCTAGCTTCACTTAGCCTTGCTTGATATAATGAATACATAGATTGTGCTAAAGCATTACTACCTGTTATTGCGTAAGCTGTTTCTGATGCAAGCCTATGTGCTATAGTACTACTTAACAATGAATCGTATAATTCTGTGTCTGTTACTCTACCTAAATAAATAATAGAACATGTACCTTCATTAGAAAGTATCTTTCTGCCCTCTATCTTATACATAACATTACTATCATATGCAGCAATCTCATTGTTTACGTTAGAGTTCCAAAAAGAAATAACCCTCAAACAATAAGGATCAGTAGGTAATGTGAATTGGTATGTAAATCCAAATGCAGGAGCATCACTATCTTGTGCTAAAGATGCTCTTGATATAGCTACGTTCCATGTATGTGACCTGAGAACAGCATCTCTTACTGTTTCAAATCTTCTATTACATAGTCGTGCTTCTTTAGAGTTTTCTGTTAATGCAGTAATTGTTGCTGCACCAAGTAAATCCATAGCTTCGTTACAAATATCTACAACTGACGGCATCCCAAACTCCTAGAAATAGGAAGCAGCGTTAACTGCTCCCCATGTTTTGTTAGTTTACAACGTAGTCAATGATGAAAGACATGCTTCCAGCAGTACCACCTGTTGCATTAAATGTTACTGCAACGTAGTAGAACCCACCTGGGTCAACAGTCTCTCCAGCCATTTCGTAGACTTTTAAACCATTTGTTGTAATGTCTGCTGCTTCAAAGCGAACATCTGTCATTGCACCAGCATCAGCAACTGATGAAGCGAAATAATCTTCGTCTACAACTGTTCCTGTTGTTTGATACAGACCTACGTTAAAAGTACAACTTCCACCAAAAGTGTCTGTTGCAATATTAATTGCAGGAATAGATGCGTTACTTGGAATCTGTGCAAGCATGACAATATCATTGTCAGTACTGTCACCAGCAACCAATTCTAATGTTCCCTGTGCAACACGCTTTACGCCATGGTACAAAGATGCAGGGTTAATTACAGGAGGACTAGCTTCAAAGTTAGCTACCAGATCTGAATTTTTAGTAGTCATAATCTATCTCCCTTACGCTGATTCATCACAATCGATTTGCACAATCTTGGATTCTTCCATGCGTGTAGCTCCAACGCTCATGCAATAATAAACCTGAGTAGCATAACCTTTGTCTGCTCTCTCGTCTATTCTAGCTGATACGTCTTTACCTATGCCTAGAGCAATCCCATCCTCTGCCCATGCGAAACATGAACGGATGTTTGATGCAAGCGATAGTCTGTTTGTTACAATAAACTTGAAACCCATGAATGTATCTACATCACCCTGAACAAGAGCCTTAACTGTATTAAAGTCAGAACTTGTTACTGATGTTGTATTTAATAGAGCTTCAATCTGATTAGGACCAACTGCAATATATCTTGGTATTGATGGGTCAACGTCAGCTAAATCTAAAATCTTTTTAGCTTGAATTAACTTAGCAACAGACATATCAGCACTACCATTTGCAATCTGATTACCAGCTGCAAACGCTGTAGATGTTGAACCTGTTTCGCCTGTAAAAGCTGTTCCAAGTGCAGCAGAAATGATAACATCATCCATAGCTCTACCCATTGCAGCAGCAGCTGCTTGTGCATAACTTGATGTTGGATCAATTAACATTCTGACTTTATCTTGGTCATCAATTAAATCGGCGTATTCATAGTCAGCTAAACTCACTCTACGTCTTGCGTGAGGTGTGTCTATCTGTGGAGTGTCGGCATGTCGACTGCTACGCAACTGAGCTGTAGCAACACCTACCTGGTCGAAAAAAGCATTTTTCCCTGTGATATTCTCCACACGAACTGTGTCTCTTAAACGGCTTCCCATCTGTTGAGACAGCATCTGTACGTTAGCAGAATACTGTTGGACAAATGCTGTAGTTACTGATGTTGACATTTAAGTCTCCTTAGTAAAAGTTACATTTGATTTATTTACAGTGTGCTACCCTTTACGGACACTCCTAGAATTTTTAGCCGACTTTAGGCTATCGTCTATCCGATTGTCTTGAGGACTTGTTGCCAAGCTACCCTGCATAACCCATTCGTAATATATATCAGCTTGTTTCTCTGGATGCAACAAATCTCTTTGCGTTCCAAATTCTACAGCAAACCTTAAACATTCCAAACGAATCCCTTGTTGGTGCATTATATCATTATCCATGTATATAACCCATCAATTCTTGCATACGTTCAACAGCACGCTGCCTACCTATAGGATCTTTTCTATTCCAGTAAGCGTGTGTTTTATCGTTCATTATAGTATCAACTTCTTGTTGTGCCATTTGTGGTGTGTAAGCTCTGTTAGAGGCATTGTCACTAACAGTATCTTCACTTGTTACAGTAGATTTAAAATCTCCCATAGCAGCAAATGCCTTAATAAAAGCTGGATGATTACCAACTAAAGTACCATCATCTAGTTTCATTTGCAGTAAATCTGCACCACCAAACTGCTCAACAATATCTTTAGCAGCTGTTACCTTTTGTTCAAAAGCTGATCCCCATTCTTTCTGAAGTTCTGCCGCTGTTTGTTCAGCTTGCTTTTCTGCTTGCTGTGCCAAACCTTCGCTTGTCTGTTGCACTGTGCTTTTATAATAATCTAACACACCTTGTGCTTGTTGTGGTGTAAGCCTTAGATTATGTGCAATATCTGCATATGCACTAGCAACTTCTTCAGTTATAACATTCCCATCAACAGGTAACTCGTAACCTTGTGGTGTTTCTGGTCTGCCTAACTTATTGTAAATGTTATCTAAATCTTCTTCTGTAGGATTCTTTGGCAACGGAACCTTGTCGCTACCTATTAATCTTTGTGCATTTACATAACTCCTAGCTAAATTACTAACATCTTTTATCGGCGATAAGCTAGGATGCTCTCTTAATTCTTCTGGTATCATTTCCATGAAACTGTTACCAGACCCACCTTGTGCAACTTCAGCTGGAGTCTCCATAACTGTAGGTTGTACTGGTTCGGCTACCTGTTCAGCAACTTGTTCTGACATATTTACTCCTCTTTCATCATGTTGTATATGTGTAGTATAACTGCCCTTTTACCTTCTTCAAAGGCTGTAGCGTTGGCATCTCCTGCTACATAACTTGAAGCACGCCAATTACAA